CCAAGCCTACCATGTCCGTGCAACCGCCGTGTACCGACCGTGCACCCGCCGTGCAACCTAAAATCATGCCGAATATCAGACAAATACCAAGGAATCTTGAAGTCCGGTGGCTAAAGTGGGCTAGTCATTGCCGGCGGGAGGGGGTGTGGCTGATGGGGCGGAGCCCCAGAAGCCATGACTTAGAACACCGAAGCATATATTATATGATACGGGCTCGCCTCAATTGTGAAGGAAATAGACGACACCCCCCCGACTGAAACTGAAAGTGAATACGACCACGCCGAGGTTGTTCGATGGATCACGGACATTTGGACCGAATTGAAGATCCATGAGAAGAACGACGGACACTTGCATGACCGCATCAAGGTGGCATGTGAGCACATCAAGGCACTTGAGGCCGAGGTAGCCGACCTGCACCACCGCAGGCGCGTATCAAGGCAGCAGGCAACCGATCAAGACCCGGAGTGGCACTGATGGATCTAACTGTCAGCGAACGGTTCTGGAAGATGGACAATAGATTCTGGATTGTCTTTGACCCTGACTTCACCGAGGTGGGGAGCATGGTGATCGGCTTCATGCCGAGAGAAGAGCTCTGCTGCGATGGAGCCGAACTCGGGATGGAACATCCAGTGAAAGAAGTCGACATGGAAGAAATGGTCGACATCCTCAGTAATCACGGCTCGGTTTTGCTTTGGGATTTGCAGACGCGAGATACGTTGATGATGACGAAGAGGGCGAGTTGAATGCACCTGATCTCAGCCACCCTGGATAAGGAAGCGTATCGAATTTACGAATCATGGCCTCCCCGCATGAAGAGTTCAGAGATCCGTTACGCAATCAAGTTCACCGAGGATAACGGACCGGCGAACAGATCCGGATTAGCAACGCAGCTGAGACAGTCGAAGAAAACCATTCGGCATCTTCAGGAACATATTCTCGCCGTTGCTAACGGCGAAGAACCCCCGGAGTCCGATTCCTTGCGTGAAGTACGTCTATTCGGGACCGATGACCCCAAATCGTAGTCGCTACCCCCCTACCTGAAGGGTCATTTCTCGATTCTTTAGACTTCGCCGCCGCCGCCGGGCTCAAAACCGCCGCCGAAATCAGGCAGGTTGAAATTGAAGGCACGTTCTATGATATCCACGAAGCCCCAGATCGGCCCCCTAGCTGCGATGGTCACGCCGGCTGCCATGGCAGCTTGATCCCGTTGAAGGAAGAAATCGGTCAGTACCACGTGCATGTCCTCCGTTGGATTAGTCACCGTGAACAGGAATGTTACGCCAGCGAGGCCGAGAGAAGCAGCCAGCGTCAAAAGAACAATCATTCCCGTTACGTCATTCATCAGGGTGACGATGGGGGTCATAACGCGGTTTATCTGGTACGCGGTGATGAATGAGTCTAACTGCTCAATCTGTTTGTCCTGAAGACTGATCCGCAGCTCGATTACCTGGTTCGGGGATTTCTTGCTTATGTCAATGCCCCCGCGATATCAGAGAGCAGGTCGATGACGTATCCTCGTCCGACGAGCCAGCCAATCGTGAACGCGAAGGCGTTGTCGATGACCAGGCGCTTCACCTGCTCGGGGAAGCTCTCGTCGGCGTGCTCGTGATGCTCAGGCATCAGACATCACCGGCCAGTTCTTTGCGGCGGTCGTTGCATCGGGCCACGACTGGGGGAGGTCTCGCAGCGCCTGGCGGTGGTCCTTCTTCGCCTGGCTCATCGAGAGGTCTTTGACGGCCCACCAATCAGTTTGCTCGAGCTCCTCGTCGCGCATCTTTCTGATATCGTCCCAGTCGTATTCGATGTCGAGCACATCGACGACATCGGTGCCGTGCATGATCGTCCTCGTCGTTGATGGTCTCATATCGTCAGCCCCACAGTGGGTCTCATGTGCCCTTTGGGTTCTAGCGACGTCTTCGTGACTGTCGCAGGCAGCGTGTTGTCGGAGCCTGATGGAATCCAGAAGATAGAGTAAGAAGCGGTGAGGCTGGCAGTAGGCCCCATGTAGGCCGGTGTGGAATCACCGCCGGTCATCGTGAAGGCGACGCCAGACGACCTGACCCAACCGTACCAGTATTGAGTGCCCGCCACAAGCGTAGCGGTACCAGTCAAGGAGGTCTGTGTTGTGGTTCCGTCAACCTCGGCATCGAAGACGGCCGTTGTCAGGGTCTCATTGGGGAGGCCGTCATCGTCCGAGTAGAGCGCCACTGTGAAGTTCACGGCTGATGCAGCTACACTGTTGACATCTACCGAGATCGCCGTCACTGCACCTGATGCCGGAGCGATGAACGGCGCCCACTCTGGGGTGTCTTTCGAAACGGCCCCGTTGTTGCTCACACTGGAAGACCAGGGGGGCGTTGCATCTATGCGGTTGATTGGGTAGCTTGAGTTGATCGTGGATGCATCAGCCAGGACCGCGTTCATCGTCGGGGTCTCTCCTGCAGTCAGCCACCCGTCGAAGCTGCCCTTCGTAACCATCCTAGCAAAGGCGACCAGGCATAGGCGACGGAGCTCGTCCTCGTTGGCCTCCTCGATGGCTATGGGATCGGCTATGTCTGCCAGAGTATCGGCAGAGACATTCTCGAGGTCGAGGTTCTGCAGGAGGGTGTAGACCCTGGGGGACCGCTTGATTGCATCTGGTAGAGGCATCACAACCACCCGTCGAAGCTGCCCTTAGTCACCATACGCGCGAAAGCGACCAGGCAAAGACGCATGAGCTCATCCTCGTTAAGCATCTCGATGCTAATCGGGTCGGCGACATTCGCCAGGTCATCTGCAGTCAGGTTCTCGAGGGTAGTCGTCTTGAGCAGCTTGTAGACTCGAGGTGATGTCGCTTGCACGTTCGGGAGCGGCATCATCTCATCCCCACGATGAGCATGACATAACCCCAGAAGTTGTTGGGGATCGAGCTAGAGATGTCGAACTGGCCCGGCCCTGCCCCGGTTCCAGTGCCGACTCCCCCTCCTCCGACCCCGTTTGCTGCCGCTGCTGCCGCTGCTGCTGCCTTGTTTGCCGCAATCTGTGCGAGTCTAGCCTGGACCTCGGCACTTGTAGCCGCTGAGACCCCGCCGATCTGTTGACCAGTGCCGGAAAAACCACCGATTACCTCTACCAATGCCGACACCTCAGCATATTTTCTTGGACCGAGTCTTGACGATTCTCTCTATTGCATCGAGGTCTTTTGTTGAAATGAATCCCCTCATGTAGAGCTTCTTTGACTTCGAGAGGATCTCCGCGAGTCGTCTTCGGCCCGCAGCCTTAGTCATTTTCTTCAATTTCTCACCCCTAAGCACTCGTTAGGAACTGGGCTTTGAAATTCAGATTCACCGGTGCGCTGAGATCCGCTGGGAGTGGTTGCTGGACACTGGGGTCGGTGTCGGTGACGCTGCCGACGACGTTGCCCAGGGCGTCGACGATGTAAGCGCCGTTAGTTTCGATTAGAGCACCGTCGACGGTTATGAAAGTGGCGGACATGCAGGTCTGGCCCTGGAGCGTGTCTCCGATTGAGTTCCCAGTCTGGATATCGACCAGTTCGTTAGTGGCCCCGCCGGTCGGCGTCACATGGAAGATCCTAGAGATGCCCTGGTTGGTGTAGACGGCGAGACTAGCCCCTCGGTCTGCGGCAGTCTGGGTCATCACCTTGAGAAGATCGCCGGCCTGAAGTGTGAAGGGAGCCCAAAGCCGAGGGGTGAAGGTCGACGCTCCCTTGACGCAGACGGCGATGTTTGCAGCCACGACGCCTTGCCGGAGAATGTAAGCGTATGAGATGCCGACAGAGCCAGACACGAGTCCATGGGTGACGGTCTTGCCAGGCGCATAGTCACCGATGTTGATCGCACTTACAGTGTACACGGTGTCAGTGGTCAGAGATGTCTCCGTTCCTTCTACGACTTCGAGCTTCAGAGGGATGTTCGTTCCGTCACTGCATGTCAGGTTCCCTACACAAGTTGTTGTTGCCATAGAATCACAACCTCACTCCGATGCCCAGGGGCTTCATCATATTGCGATTTACATTACTGATGGGCTTCCGTAGG